CCTTCGACTTTATTATCATATACTTGATCACTGAGAGCTTCACGTGGAGCATCCAATTCAAAGTTGTAGTCGAAGCGTTTCGCCTTTATCATCCAAACGTAGTGGCCCATGAGCTGGTTATTTTCACCACCCATTTCATCTACACGCTCGGTTATTTCAAATATGCGGCCATTTCTACCTCCAGGTCTAGTTGAACCATATTCGGTAAGTTGTAATAAATCCCCAGCTTTAGGTTCGTAATTTGATGCAGATAACACCCCGCTGATTGCAGTAACTGTTGCGTAAAAAGTATCTATAGGAATGATAGCTGTTAAATCCGCTTGACCTTCTAAACCAAACTTACTAAGAATAACATTATCATTACTAAGCTGTATACACATTACAATAGGAAACGGTACTGAATATCTTACCAATGGCTGTTCCCCATAAAAATAATCGTGAGCAGATAAATTATAACCATTTATATAATAATTAATTTGCATCCCATATTGCCCAATTTGTTCTTTCCACCAATTATTCCAAAGTTGTTGCTCAGATTCATTATTTGCAACATCAAGGTATCTCACCCCGCTAGTACCATATACACAATTGTACCCACCACTTAATTGATAGCCCACTTGGGATGTTCCTGGGGGTACATAAGGGCCTGTATTAATACAGTATTGAGCAATGGACATAAAAATATTTACTATATTGTATAGAATTAACATTAGATATACTAAATAATAATGATAATGAAGCTTAAAAATCTTTCCGACCTCAGCGAAGCATATTCCAAGATCGCTGCAACTTCTGCAAATGAACAAAAAGTCATTACAGAAACTAAGACAGACTTGATTCTTAATACTGATGTTACCCAGTACCTTTCAGAAGGTTTAAACAAACCAGGTCAAGCTCTTGGTGGCGGTCCAGGCACTGAAAAGGGTGGTACTATTGAGCCCCTTGCAAAGAAGACTGGCCCAGAGGGTCTAAAGGGCAATAATTTTAATGAAGTTGATCATAAAGCTGATCCAGGTTCAGATCCTAAGGTCATGAAGAAAGAAGAAGAGCATGACGAACCTGCTTCAGAAAACGATCAAGAAGACGAAGCCGCAAAGATTACAACTCCTAAAGAAAAAGTTAAGGAATCTGCAGGCGAGAATAATAAATATAATTACAAACCAAAGTTTACTATGTCAAAACCAAAATTCGATCAATTATACGAGGAAGCACTCAAGCGCGTTCCTTTCACTGAAGATGCTGATGTAGAGATGGCTGACGAAGCTGAAATGCATCATGAAGAAGATATGGGCGTTACTGGTGCTGATGATGCTACCGCTGATGCACCTGATATGGGCGGGGAAGCTGAAGAAGTAACCATTACCCTTCCAAAGGACCTTGCAAAAAAGCTTCATGACCTTTTAATGGCTAAGCTTGGTGCAGCAGAAGAAGTTATCGGTGGCGAAGAGCCAGAAGGTGACGTAGCTGCAGAAGCAGTAGTAAGTGAGCCAACACCTAAAGAAGAAAAGGGCAATAATGCTGCTCTCCAAGGTAAGAATAACAAGGTAGGCGATCTTCATGCGGTAAAGCACGCTGTTGAAAAGGGTGCAGCTAAGGAAGAGCCAACCCCTAAGGATGCAGAGCACTTTGACTCTAAGCTTCAAAACACCAAGGGTGGAGCAAATAAGGTAGGTTCTGGTACCGTTGCTACCCCAGGTAAGAAAGCTTTCGAATAAGACATAGTAATCTTATAAATTGCAAAGCCCGCTTCGGCGGGCTTTTTTATTGTTTAAAACATTAAACCGCCTGCATACCCAGTAGTCGGTTGTCCGTTACCTACTGGCTTCCAACCTTCTGACATAAGATCATCCATCTCAGAATTACCCGATGATCTATTACCACCCAAGAAAGAAGGATTGCGAGGTATTATTTCCTCTTTGACTTTACCTTTAGAAAGCTTATTGTATACTTGATCGAGCTTAGGTACATTGGTCTGAGTAGGATCAAAGTTAAATGGCATTACCTTTAAAGGTTTACCATTACCGTCTCTTTGTATTACTTCATAGTACTGTTCAATAACTTTAGTATCTAATACAAATATAGCCCAAATTAAAGCTTCTACTCTATCATCTAGATAGTTATCAGATTGTTTTTTCCAAATTCCGTTAGCATGACGTACGTAAGTTTTAAACTCATTAAGAGTTAACTTGTCATGTATCTTAACACAACGTAGTACGTTCATCCAATATCTAAAATTAGACATGGAATTAAATTTGCTGTTGGTATGAGCAAACACACCTAAGCGGTTTTCTTTGTCTACTTTTTCTGTAAACGTACCCATACTTGGAGTGTATTTGATTATACCTTCATAGTTATGAGTATGTACTAAAGCATCTATAACTTGAGCACCGCAGTTGTTACGCTCAATTAGTAAAGGTGGAGATCCCCACTCTCGAGCAATTTCTAATAACTTACCTGCAAAATTAAACGGGTCTAATTTGTTATTAGCATATACTGCTACTTGTTCAATGTTAGTTAAGTCGGTTATATCTACAATCTGTATAACACTATTTGCTCTCCCAATACCTTCTCCAACGTCTACCCCGATAGTATAGAAATGATAATCTTGCCTGTCTTTGTAGATCTTATAATTGCCTTCGTCGTCTTGTAGTACTGGTTCTACAGCATTCTTTTCCATTACATCAAGCTGGTCTTTATCTAAAGCATTTTCACCTGCTGCTCTAAATTGGTTACCGTATTCTTGATCAAATGCTTCAACTGATCCTAAAGCTTTGCTTACTTGTTCTTTCCATTTTTCATCTCTACCAGGCACTTCCCACCAATCAACTCGTTCATGATGCCACCCATTAGTTTCAGACACTGCATCAGTGTAAATGTTGTAGAACAAATTACCTACACCATTAGGGGTAGATAACATAAAGATCTTAGACTTCTTAGATGAAGAAATAACCGGGAATACCGATTCCCAAAAGTCATCCATGAATTCTGCAGGAATGAATGCAGCTTCGTCAATAAGTAGACAATTAATAGATTCACCTCTAGCAGCATCAGACGTAGTAGTACTAATACCAATCGAGGATCCGTTAGCAAGAGTTAAGCCAGTTTTGGCATATTCAATAACACCCGGCTTAAGAAAGTTAGGTAACATCTCATACGCTAATCGAATACGTTTAAAGATATTGATTGCTGTGGATTCTTTGTTCGCTATTAGGAGTACTCTATAGTCATCAGTAAAGCATATCATCCATAAAGCAAATATGGTTAAAATAGTGGTTTTACCAATTTGGCGGCTTGCAAGTACTACGTTAAAGCGGTGATCAACTAATGCCTTTAAAATACGTTTTTGGTAAGGATAAAGCTTAATCGGTTGCTTACCTTCGTCCAAATTAACAATGTAAAAGAAACGAGAAAAATGTAAAATAGACTTTCTTGCTCTTTCTAGATCTTCAACCATTTCCTGAGTCCATTGAAACTCAGTCTCAGGTACCGGCAAGTTTTTATTGCCGAGATAAAACGTTTGGTCTTTTACTTTAGGCATTATACCCCTACGTAATTAACTGAAAAGCCGTTTCCGTCTTTTATGAATCTAATAACTATATCTTTAATAGTTAATAAGCTATCAAGATTTAAATCGCGCGTGTATAAACCTCGCATAGGAAAGCTTGACGAGCTTTTATTAAAAAATAACATACCGTCAAAACCAAATGACTTCTGGTACCCCATAAGATGTAACCAACCCATAGTTTTAAAAATTAGAAGACTGTTATTTGCTTTTGTAACTTCCCTATCCTTATTAACGTTATATAACATATTAACATCTTGCATATAAGCATTAAAATTATTTGTAACTGTAGTAGCTAATTCAGTTCTAAGAGTGTTTAAGGTTGGAGTGTTGCCGGAATATTTGATAATGAAATTGCAAATCTTATCGACCTGTTCATTAGCAGGGGCATTAACAATTTCTGCTAAAGAAGCAGTATATATGTCCCCAATTGTTTCTGTACCGTAAAGACGGGCGCCTGGTCCTTTAGCTTCAATTAAAAAGCTTCCAACCTGTACATCTCCTTTACTAGGCTTTTTACCCCCTGCAAAAAAACCTAAGGCAAGTTCACCTTCTCCTGGACGTCCAAAACGAGGTGCAACCGGAAATGCTCCAATTATTTCTGGTAACCGTTCAATAATTTTTTCTTTGTCTCCTTTGAATGAGCCATGAATAAGATCTGCAAAGGTAAATCTTTGATTGTCAGTAATTGTTAATAGTAACCCGTCTTTAAATGCCTCGGTAGTTTCTTTGTTTACAATTATGCCGGTATCATCAATGAAGCTTTGAAATATATCTAAATTATTACCGATTAACCCGTTTGCGTCTTTTAATCTTTTTTCTACTTCTTCTCTTTCACTAGCAGAATCAACGCTCCCTAAACGTATAGCGGGCTTTACTTTCTTAACAAAATAATCTTTATTGACTGTTCCGATTTTATCAGTTTCATCCGTTTCCGGGTCTTTTGCGTAAATGTCTAAAGTAGGGCCTTCACCTAATACAGTAGTTCTTAGAACCGAAGGTAACCCAAAAACGCTTTCAGTATAAAGCGATCCTAAATTTTTATAAGGCAAAAACTTCTTCTTTTTAGGCTTATTACGACGCATCATTAGATATATTTACTTTAAAACGCTAAGAATAAAGTAAGTATTAGGTAATGCCACCAGAGCCGTTAACTAATTTCTCTCCCGGCCAACACGTGGTAGTACATACCATGCCAGCTTCTCCTAATTTAACTCTACGTTTAAGAGAGTTAGGAATGCATGAGGGGGGTAACTTCGAAGTTACTTTAAAGAGCTTTGGCATGATGAGTGTAAAGCTTTCCAATAGTAACTATGCATTAAATAAGTTTATTACCGATCAAATATTAGTAGACCAGTATAAAGCTCTTAAAACCCCTTGATTAGTTTAGGAACTATCTTAATATAGAGAAAACATATGAGTAATAGACGTGGTAACTTCACTATCAAGTTTCCTAATAACAAGGCTGTTAAGTTTCGCACTCGCGAGGCTTATTCTTATGCTTTCGAGGTAATGTCTCGAGGTCGGTTTACCGATTCTGGTCAGATGTACGATCGAGTAAAAAAGCTGTCAACAGGCTTTGAACTCGGCGAACCTTCCGGTAAGAAGGTAAAGGAGTTTGAGAAGCGATTTAACGGAATTGACTTCGAGGACTAAAATATGGCAACAAACAAGTATGGAGTGATTACGCCAATTGGTATTCTCACTCGCGAAAATGCAGCACAGATTCGTTCGCGAGGTGGAGTAGCACGTACTATTCGAGCTACTCGATCAGATAAGGGTAAAAAGAAAAAGTAAAAAATTAAAGCCGACCTAAGTCGGCTTTTTTTTTATTTCTTAAGCGTTTTGCCTTCGAAAACGATTCCTTTAAAATCGTTTGCCATGGCACCGGCTACCGATACTAGGTAGTCATCGGCAAGAGTAAGCTTGGATTGAATCCAGGCTTCAATGTCAGCGTTCATTGGCTGAGCATTAAGCATTTTCTTAACCCGTTCAGCATTGCGAATAATCTCGTCAATTTGTGAATGAGCCATTTCTACTTCATGGTCTTCCATGGCCTGAGCCGGAGCAGGATAATCATTGATCGTTGGATCAACGGTTTCAAGTAATTGGACAAGTTTATTAAAGCTACGATCTTTCATAAAATTACATGTATTCGCCGAATCTTACATCTACGTCACTAGCATCTTGAATTGCCTCTTGACGAGCAGTCTCTAAGGCTACACTACTAATAGTCTTAAGAAGATTTGGATCAATTACCTCAGGACCGTTGCCTTGGGGATCGGAAACATAAGCCTTTATATCAAGTACCTTAAACGGTACCATAGCATAGACATCACGCCCACGATCGGTACGGGGATCAAATTGATAGTCGATTGCTTCTTCTTTTTTATCGAAGTTACAATACACATCATACATCTTACCGCTTACTTCAAGTTCTTCTTTGCTCCATTCGTATTGAGCAAGATTATCTTGTTCAACTAAAGAGTACTTTTCAGCTAATAGCTTATACACGTCCCGTTTCATATTATTATATTTACATTACTGAGCATCATCTCCAATGGCATTTACCGGGCACCCGGCAATTGCTTCCTCTACCTTTTCAATTTCCGATTGAGTAGTAGGTTGGGTCTTTACATAACTAAATCCCAGATCTTCATCCCGATCAAAGCAATCAGACGTTTGTCTGCAAAGATCACAATCAATGCACGTATTATCTACGTAGTATTTGCCAACGCTGTTAATAGAGAGTCTACTCGAAAGATCAGCCATAGTGTGATTACTTACTCACCTTGAATTCGAGATCTCGTCTATATTGCCGAACTACTCTCTTAGCGTACAACGAAGCATCCACTTCAATGAGCTTAGCACGGGTACCCATATTGTACTTGCGGATACGTTTAGTCTCCTGAGGTAGCTTGTACTTGTTCTTATATTGCCAGATGTGGCGAAGTTCATGGGCTACTAGTTCCACCAAATGCTCTTCCCACGAATAAAGCTTAATCGGCAAATAACCTCTAAATCCCCCAGAAGCACGAGGTACATTATAACGTGTACGTGTAGGAACTCCAACATGAACCCGGCGTGAAGCAAACCAAGCCCGTCCATGAAACCCTTTGGTGGTGTTGCCGAAGGCAACCTCCCCAATGTCCTTAAGACATAACCCCGAAGGTAAACAATACTTTATTACCCGGTAAAGGACTTCGTCCTTGATAGAGGTAGTATTAACTAATTTCACCTAGACATTATGAGTACGTACTCAATAAGAGGCAATAAAAAAATCAGTTAAGACCAGGCTTATGCATACCTAATCCCGCTTTCATAATCTTAGACATATCCGTAAACTTACGAAGTACATCGAGACGGTTTTGAGCTTGAGCAAGCTTAACTACCCCGTTCATGATATAATCAAAGAAGTATTCGGCTTGTTCAGAGTCCCGAGCCATAAGCTTAATATTACGGATAATTTCTTCCATGATTGCCGGTACCGCTCCCATAGAGGTATCTCTTAAAGTAGTATAAAAGATCTTAGCAACCTTATCAAGATCAGCAGAGGTGTACTCTTTACCACCACTAATCTCTTGTACTTGTTCGTATTTCTCGGCTAAGATCTGGTACTGATTTCTCATATTACAAAGAGTACTTATGTGTTTTGACCAGCTATTTGAACTAGCCTGAGCCCAGTACTGGGATTAAACAAGAACCCCATATATAGGAATTTCCCCAAAAAATTGCGCGCAAAAAATTTTTGAAAACCGGTCTAACGGGATATTTGGAGAAAGGCCAGTATAGAGAAATTGGGTAAAAAATCCGTTAAAAAGTTGCATGCACGTTTTCCTACCATAAATTTCCCCCTCTATATATAACTAATTTCCGCGCTTAGGTATGCATTTGACCCTATGTTCCTATCGCACCCTAGGGCGAATAGGTTCCTATTGCGCTACGTACACG